CCTGCCGCAGTAGCAGCAGCCGTTGGTTTGCCTGATATTAAGCACACAGGTTTGCCTTCATCTCAGCTACAACAAATTTCAAGCATTGACCCTGCCGACCCAAGTTCAGTTTATGAGGTTCAGTAATGCCTTACTTTATTAGCAACAAACAAACCGATTGTTCGGAATGGGCAACAGTAAAGCAAGAAACAGATGGTTCTTATACAACGCTTGCGTGTCACAATACAAAGCAAGAAGCAATAGATCAAATGATTGCAGTTTCAATCTCTGAAGATATGGAACCAGGCGGGGAAGTTAACTCAAGGAGTAAAATGAAAAAGATTGAGCGCCGCACATTTACCGTGCGCGATGTTGAAGCCCGACAAGCAGCCGATGGCACAATGCGCCTTGCGGGTTATGCCGCAGTTTTTGATGACCCAAGTGTTCCACTTCCATTTGTTGAAAGAATCGCCCCAGGCGCATTTCGTAAAACACTAAGTGAAACCCCTGATGTGCGCCTTTTGATTAACCACGAAGGTTTGCCATTAGCTCGCACCAAGAATGGAACTCTCACACTAACTGAGGATTCACGCGGGCTTTATATGGATGCTGAAATTGCCGACACAACCGAAGGTCGCGACCTTTACAAGTTAGTTGAACGCGGTGATGTTGATCAAATGAGTTTCGCTTTCCGTGTTATTCGCCAAAAGTGGAGTGAAGATCGCTCAATGCGCACACTCATTGAATTAAGTTTGGCTGATGGTGATGTTTCAATTGTCACTTATCCTGCCTACCCAACCACAACCGTTGAAGCGAGAGAGCGCATTATGGAAGCAATCAAATCAATTAAAGAAGGTCGCGCACTTGACGGTGAATCTTTGCTAGTAGTTCAGGCAGTTCTTGACAAAGTAAGCGAGGCTTATGATTACCTTGAAGAAGGCAAGTCAATGATTGAGGAACTTGTTGGCATAAATTCACCTGAAATGCCAATGATGCCTGAAGAAGTGCCACCAATGGTTGAAGATTCTGCTCGTAAAATCTCTCTTCGCCTTGCTACGGCAATTGTAAATAACACAAAATAAGTTTCTGCTAAACAATTAGCAGATGAAGTCGGAGCGACCTCACACCCTAAAAGCGCCGTGAAACCATCGCCACCACCTCAAATTTTCCAACAAACTCATAAGGAGCAAAATAAATGTCATTTCTTGACAAAGTAATTGAGCGCCGTGATGCAGTTAAGGCTGAACTAGATGCAGTTCTTGAAGCGGTTGCCGCTGAAGAACGCACAGACTTAACCGCCGAGGAAACCGAAAAGGTTGATGCCTTGGTTGAAGAATCACGTTCACTAGATACAAAGATTGAAAAGTTCAACACACAGGCAGTTGCAGATGCTAAGGCATCAGAGGTTCGCGCTTCAGTTGCCGCAGTTGTTACACCTAAGGGTGGCGCAACAGTTACACGCGAAGCCCGTACATACTCACCTGAGGCTGAGGTTTCATTCGTAAAGGATGCTTTCGCAGCATCTTCACGCGGAGATTTCGCAGCCAATGAGCGCCTTGCTCGCCATATGCGCGAAGAATCAATCGAGCGCCGCGATGTCGGAACAGCTCAATTTGATGGTCTTGTTATTCCACAGTACCTTGTTGATCTAGCAGCACCACTTGCTCGCGCAGGCCGCCCAACAGCGGATTTCGCAACAAGCAAGCACAGCCTGCCAGCAGCCGGAATGACCCTGAATATAAGCAGAATGACCACCGGAACTTCAACAGCCGTTCAGGTTACTCAGAACGATGCAGTTTCAGAAACAGATGCAGATGACACACTATTGACAATCAATGTGCGCACAATTGCAGGCCAGCAAGATATTTCAAAGCAGGCTATTGAGCGTGGAACAGGCATTGATTCTTTCATCGTTGCTGACTTAATTCGCGCTTGGCATACAACACTCAATTCACAAATCCTTAATGGTGCAGGCACAGCCGGCACAATCAAGGGAATCCGCAACTCAGGTGGAAATGCGATTACATTCACCGCAACAACACCAACAGTTGCTTTGCTTTATCCAAAACTAGCTGATGCAATTCAGCAAGTTCAATCAAACACATTCACAGCACCAACACACTTCTTGATGCACCCACGCCGTCTTGCTTTCTTGATGGCCGGCGTAGATGGTTCAAACCGCCCATTAGTAGTTCCAGCAGCTAATGGCGCAATGAACGCAGTTGGTGTTGGCGCAGGCGCTTCTTCATACGGTAACAGCGGCTATCAGATGCTTGGACTTCCAATCATCACAGATGCTTCAATTGGTACTGCTTATGGCGCTGCTACAAACCAAGATGAAATCTATTGCGTTGCCGCACCTGAGATGCACCTTTGGGAACAACCTGGCTCACCATTCGCATTGTCTTTCGATGCTACTGGCGCAGGCAATCTCACAGTTAAGTCAGTTGTTTACGGCTATGCAGCGTTTTCTGCTGAGCGTTACCCACTTGCTGCCTCAATTATTTCAGGCACAGGTTTGGTTGCACCGACCTTCTAATTTGAAGGTTTTTTGATTGTGTTGAGAGGGTAAGACTCCCCCGACTTACCCTCTCAACACTTCCCAAAACAGATTCGGGGGAATCTATGAAGTCAGCTCACAAAGTTTCAATCGGTAGTTGCGACCCTGGCACCGTCAATGGTGCTTTTGCTTATCGCCTCATTCAATTAGCGCAGGCAAGATCAGCAAGACTTGGCCCATTCGTTCGGGTTAAAGGTTCAGGTTTGCTATCAAAACAACGCAACCGAGTTGTAAAACAATTCTTAGATGGCACAAAGTCTGATTGGTTATTGCTAATTGATAGCGATGAACAGTTATCACTTGAGGCATTTGATAAGTTGCTTGAAACTGCCCACGATAAAGAACGCCCTGTTGTTGCGGGGTTAGTTTTTGCAGGATTTGGAATTGAGGGCGCACCGTATCCAAAACCGGTGCCTGCTATCTTCCAAGATGCACCTGAAGGCTTTTTGCCTTTGTATAAGTACGACAAAGATTCAGTTTTTGAAATTGATGCTGCGGGAACAGGTTGCTTACTTATCCACCGCAGCGTGTTAGAAAAAATGCGTGAAACCGCAGACAAAAACCAAGGCCCCGATTGGTGTTGGTTTTGGGATGGCCCCGTTGATGGAAATTGGATTGGTGAAGATTTACTTTTTTGCCGTAGAATTAGAGCATTAGGTTTCCCAATTTATGTAAACACAGGCGCAATTTTGCCGCATCAAAAGTCTTATTGGTTAGATGAACGGCACCACCAATTATGGAAAGATTAAAAAGAATTTTGCGATTAACTCGCAAGCCAAAAGAAACCGCAACGGCTGCCCCTGATTTAGAAAGGGCGATGCTGCCTAAAGCAGAAAAGAGAATCATTCGTGGCAATAACTAACGGCTACTGCACCCTTGCCGAGTTAAAGGCATCTCTTGCCATTACCGACTCAGTTGATGACACCCCGCTTGAAGCTGCCGTTACCGCAGCAAGTCGAATGATTGATGATTACACAGGGCGCTTCTTTTATGCTGATGGAACTACCCAATCACCTGTTTATCGCTACTACACACCTGAAGATGCTTACATTTTGCCTGTTGATGATTTCGTCAGCATTACTCAAATTGCGACAGATGATAATTTTAACCAAACTTATCAAAGCGTTTGGACAACAGCAGATTTCTTGACCGAACCTGTCAATAATCCCCGCCGAGGTTGGCCTTACTCACGCATTTTGGCGGTTGGAAGTTATGTTTTCCCCTACTTCTTACCGCAAGCAGTACGCGTGAGAGGTGTTTGGGGATGGTCAGCGGTTCCATCTGAGATCAATATGGCAACGCTAATTCAGGCTTCACGCCTCTTTGTTCGCCGTCAATCACCATTTGGAATTGCTGGCACTCCCGACCTTGGCACCGTTCGACTTGCTGCCAAATTAGATGCCGATGTTGAGGCTTTGGCTCGCCCATTCCGCAAGCAGAATGGCATTGCTAAATGAATGTAAGCACCGTCAGAGATGGGCTTAAAACTCGTTTACAGACCATTACAGGGCTTCGCGCCTTTGACTTAATCCCTGAGGTGCCAACGCCACCCTGCGCAATCGTAGGGCAATTAGATTTCACATTTGATATTGACAATGCGCGAGGTTTAGACCAAGCCAATGTTGATATTTATGTGATCGTGCAACGCTTTGATGCCCGTTCGGGTCAAGACAAGCTAGATGCTTACTTGGCAGGTTCGGGTGCAGGTTCAATTAAGGCCGCCCTTGAAGGTGATCGCACATTAGGGGGCGCAGTTCAAACTTTGCGAGTATTAAGCGCCGAATCAGGAACTTATGACTCGCAAGGCAATCTTTATTTATCGTACCGCTACCGCCTCACAATTTGGGGATAAGGAGAAACAAATGAGCTACACAGTAACCTCAGATTTAGAGGTTTGCGGAAAAAGCAAGGGTGACAACCTCACCGAAAAGGAACTACTTGAAGCAGGTGCCAACATTGATGCTCTCATTGAAGGCGCACATATCAAGTCAGATTCAACACCGTCAATCAAGCCAGTAACAACTCAAGAAGGAGCCAAATAAATGGCAAGAATCGTATTAACAGATGCAAAGGTTACAATCAACTCAGTAAACTTGAGTTCGTTTATTGCCTCAGTATCACTTTCAACAACAACAGATGTAATTGAAACAACAGCCTTTGGTTCAACAGCAGCGAAAACTCGCGTTGCCGGCTTGCAAGATAATTCGGTGACTTTGGAATTCCATCAAGATTTTGCAACTTCAAGCGTTGAAGCGACCATCTACCCACTTTTAGGAAGTAATACTACAATTGTGGTATCACCAACTTCAACCGTAAGTGCAACATCACCTTCATATTCTTTCACAGCACTTGTTTCTGAATGGACACCACTTAACGGTGGAGTTGGTGAACTCGCAACCGCATCCGTAACTTGGCCTGTATCAGGCGCGATCACAAAGGCATTCGCATAAAATGGCAAGATTAGTATTAAATAACGCACAAGTTGTATTCGGTACAAACTCAGATTTGAGCGACCACATCAGCAGCATAAGTCTTGCAACGAGCTTTGATATTGTCGAAACCACCAGTTTCGGGCAGACAGCAAAGACTCGGGTGGCCGGATTGGCTGACAATTCTGCGACCTTCGAGTTTCACCAAGATTACGCAACTTCAAGCGTTGAACAAGTAATTTATCCTTTGCTTGGCACCGCCGTAACTTGCACCGTAAAACCTGTCAATGGAGCAGTAAGCGCAACAAATCCTTCTTATACATTCTCAGTTCTAGTATCAGAATGGACACCACTTAACGGTGGCGTTGGCGAACTTGCCACCGCTTCAGTTACTTGGCCAATTTCAGGCGCAATCACAAAAGCAACATCCTAATCAAACAAGGGGGAAAATAAATGGATGGATTACAGATCAAAGTTAAAACAACAGATGGTTTCGAGGGAGTCTTTTCGCTGACTCCCCGAATCATCGTTGGTTTTGAGCAAAAGTTTGGCAAGGGATTTGCAAAGTTACTTGGCGAGGAACAAAAGCTAGAACACATCTACTACCTTGGACACGCAGCTCTTGCCGCAAACGGCAAAGTTGTGAAGCCATTTGGTAACGGTTTTCTTGACGATTTAGTTTCAGTTGAGTTGCTTACAGACCCAAATTCCGAATCCACCGAGATAGCCTGACTTATTCAATAGCAGCAATCGCGGTGGAGTCGGGATTATCTCCACTTGATTTACTAGATGCCCCCGATGGCATTTTGGAAGCAATCGTTGCCTACATAAAAGAACGCAACAAAGCGCGGAGCAAATAATGAATGAAGAAGCAATTGTTCTGACAGGTATTAAAGAAACCTTGGCGGCATTGAAAAAATTTGATGAAAATGCCGTCAAGGGTTTTAATAAAGTTGTGACTTCGGAACTTAAAATTGCAAGAGATCAAGCCCGAAACAAAGTTGATAAAATTCAAAGCCGAAATTCTGATACACCTATGAGTGGTTGGCGCAAAGTTGAACCTAAGAATCCAAGCAAGACTTCTCGCGGTGGTAAGGGTTGGCCTGCTTGGGATACTGGCGCAATTAAGACAGGCATTGTTTCAACTCGCGCCCAAGGTAAAGTTCGCGCAGATTACACAACTTCGGCTGGTGCCTTGCTCAATAAATCAGCGGCAGGTGCCATCTTTGAAGTTGGCGGGCGCTTGGGCGGTAGTGGCAACTTTATTGAAAACCTTAATTGGTTCGGAAAAGCCTCACGCCTTATTTGGTGGGCAGTTGATAAGAACAAAGCCGAGATTGAAAAGAAAATTTCAGATGCGCTTGATGATGCTAAGGCAACACTTCAGCGACATTTAGACACGAACAAGAAGGGCTAAACAATGGCACTTGGAGCAGTAGTTGCCCGGATTGTTAGCCAATACTCTGATAAAGGTTCTAAAGCAGCTCAAAGAGATATTGCCAAATTAGGCAAGAATTTTGATAAGTTTGCTGCGAAAGCAGGTAAAGCATTTGCAGTTGCGGGCGCTGCCTCAGCAGCGTTTGCCGTTAAAGTCGGCATTGATGCAGTAAAAGCCGCAACTGAAGATCAAAAATCTCAGGTACTTCTTGCCAATTCTTTGCGCAACACAGTTGGCGCTACTGATTCAGCTATTGCTTCGGTTGAAGATTACATAACTAAACAACAAAAATTGTTCTCAGTTGCCGATGACCAGTTGAGGCCATCGTTAGCGGCACTCGCTGCCGCCACAGGCTCAATTACTGAAGCGCAGAAACTTCAAAGTGTTGCCCTTGATATTGCGGCAAACAAGCAAATTGATTTAGTTACTGCTTCAAAGTTACTTGCCAAGGCTCACGGTGGTAACATCGACGCACTTAAGAAGCTCTTTCCTGAAATTTCAGCAAACACAGTTAAATCTAAAGACTTTGCCACCGCCCTTGATGTGGTTGCTAAAGCCTCAAGTGGTGCCGCTGCTGCCGCTGCTGATACTTTGGCAGGCCGCCTTGAAGGTTTGAAATTAGCCTATGGCGAAGTTCTTGAAACTTTGGGTTATGCCCTGTTGCCTATTATCACAGAATTTGTTGCTTATATTCAGGGAAGCGTTTTGCCTGCCCTTGAATCTTGGACAAATGCAAACAAAGATAAAATTGCCAATAGTCTTAAAAGCATTTTTGATGTTCTAAAAGTTGTTATTCAGCAATTGGGTGAATTCTTTGGATTCATCTCACGCAACATTGGAACGCTTAAAGTATTTGGCGCAATTCTTGCTGGCATATTTGTTGGCGGTAAAATTGCCGCAGGTATTCAAGGATTAGTCGCGGGAATTGGTTTAGTTACAACTGCCTTAACTTTACAGGCAGGCGCAGCAAGTACCGCAGCAATCGCAACAGGTTTTGCCACCGCAGGCGTTAGCATCGCCGCAGGTGCCGCCGCTGCCGTGATTTTCTATAAGGCAATGGGCAAGGTTCAAACCTCAATTGAAGGTGCCAATGCTGCGTTGATTGCTCATACGGGCGCAATCGGCAATTATCAAATGTCCACAGGTAAATTTTTAGAATCAACCTACAAAGTTGTAGCAGCAACAACAAAACTAACAGCAGCTCAAATTGCTGCTGCTGCTGCTGCTAAAAAATCCGCTGCTGAAGCTGCTGCCGCAGCAGCCAAAAAAGCAGCAAGTTTGAAAGCGCAAGCCGCCCTCACAAAAGCAGGCGCAACAGCAAGAACCGAAGATGACCCAATTCAACTTGAAGCGGCTCGCCTTAACTTAGTTAAACAAGGCATTCTTGCCGAACAAGAAAAACTTGCGCAATTTGTTCTTGCTCGTAAAATTGAAGCTGAGTCATTGAAGGCA